GCGCAATCTCCAAAATGGTCTGGTACGTCCGGGTCGGTGCGGTCGTCGAGGATCTCGCCGTCAGAGCCACGAGCGAACGTGTACCCGCCGATCTCGTCGTAGCCCTGCGTGGGCTGGTTGTTCGCGTGCAGATCGGCGTCGATGCCGTAGCGCAGCGCGTCGCGCAGGAAACGAATGCGCGGGATCCCGGCTTCGTCCTTCTCGAATCCCCAGCGCACTAGGTCGATGCCCGCGAGGTCGCCACCGGGGCTCGAAGCCTTCTTGTTGTCGGCGGGCTCGCACAGGCGCGGCTTCTTGTTCTTCGAGAGCCAGTCGTTGACGAGCGCAATAGCATCGGGGCGCGATGGGTCGCACATGATCCGAGTAAGCCCGAACTCGGTATCAAGCTCGCTCACGCGCTCGGCCCACCACTCAAGCTGTTGCTTCGTGCGATAGACGTTCGCCACGAGGATCAGCCGCTTGTCTCCGTCGCGCCCGTAGATCGAGAGACATCCCGGAGCCGTGTAGCCCCAGTCCATCGATCCGATGTAGTCCTTGATGCCCAGCGCCTTGTAGTCGGGCGTGTTGTCCTCGTGGCGCGGCGTGTCGATCACGTGTAGCGACTCGTCGAAGTTGCTCCAGACCGTGCCCTCGGCCGCAGCCCACTCGCCTAGAACGTGCCGCTTGTATTGGACGCCGGTGTACCTGGAAAGGCTCGCCATGTACGCGCGCCCTTCGTCCGTCCACTCCTGCGCCGATTCATCCCACCACTTCGGGTTGTCCTTGTGCGTCGTTACGACGCGACGCATGAGCCCGGAGATCGCCTTCTGATTGGCCCAATGCTTCGGCGGGCCGGGATTCGTGAGGCACGCGAAAAGCTGCCACGGGAGCCCAGGAGTGAACTGGCGAATGGCTCCGAAGAAGCCCTGGACTTGATGCCATTGGACCTCTTCAGCCTCTTCGATCAGCACGGCGTCTAGGTTCGCGCCTTGGTGCTTCGACGGGCGATCTAGCCCGCAGAGGTAGAACACCGAGCTATTGGGAAGCCGGTACTCCGTGCGGTGCGTCGCGCTCGAATCACCGACGACCTGCTGGCGCACGTTGGCCGGAAGCACTTCGCTCTCGAATGTCTGGCACCACGTAGCCGCGAGGTCCGCTCGCGTCTTGCGAACCACAAGGATTCGCATACCGGGGAAGGCGTCGGCTGTGAGGTACAGGAAGCGCGTGAAGTTGAGGCTCTTGGCCGATCCGCGAGGACCCTCGATGAGAACCTGAACGATCTTGCGCTCGCCCTTGTAGCTACGCAGATCAACGAGGAGATCCTTCATCGCGCCGCGCGGGGCGATCTTCTTGACGGCCGGGGCTTCGAGCGTCGCGCTCACCAAGGCTCAACGCCCTCCATGTACGTATCGGGGTCGAGCTTCTCGACGGTCACAGCCACCGACTGCGGGGCCTTGCCGTTGATGCGGTCCATGAGGTCTTTGCGCGTGGCGAGGCGAATGTCCGGATCGGAGTCTTCGAGGTCCGCGATCCATTGCTCGGCAAGGCGCTTTTCCCGCGCGGCCTCACGCAGCATTCGCTCAACGGGATCCAGCACGGGGCGACCTTTGCCCACGGCAACCTTGTTCCCAGGCTGGAACTGGTACGGCTTTCCAAGCTCCGCGATGTTGGGGTTAGCCAAAACCGTTTCTGCCTTTCTGAAAAGCGTTTCCGCTCACGTCTGCACCATCGGCTTGCACGTCAGGATGTGGACCACGGGGATATCACCCGATCCGTTCCCGCTTGTGGTCGTGATGAGGTACTCCGCCCGGTAATCTTTTCCGCCCTCGGGCTCGACCGTGGCGAAGACGTAGGCGTGCGTCAGGTAGTACGTGAAGTTGGCCCCGAGCGCATCGAGCGTCCAGATGCCGCCCGCGTAGAGGAGCGTGTCCGAGATCGCCGTTGCTACTGCGATCGTGGTCGGGCCAGCGATGAGAGCTTTCGTCTCGTCGTCGTAGACGTTCAGCTCGATCGAGTCGCAGGAGGCTTGAAGGAGAAGCGCGTTCCACTTGTCCACGATCTGCCCGAGCGTCCAGCCGGGATCGCTGCCCTCCCAGAACGAGGAGACGATGGCGAGCGGGGCGGGCATTAGGCGCAGACACCTTGGCCTCGCACGAGCCCAGCTTGGAACGAGCTACCGATCGGGCACGCGTTCTCGGAGTCGAAGTAGGTTCCAGGGGGATCGACCGGAGGCGTGCCGCTCGTGTAGAGCACGAACAGGTTTTCGGTGCTGGAGCGCAGCGAGCCACTCGCTGTGAGCAGCTTGACGCCCATCTCCGTCGAGTTGACGAGCGCGCGGGTGAGCGGCGCGGCGTTCGGATGGACGAGGTGATTGGTCTGCGCTAGCCCGTAGGTGACCGTGGATCCGGCCGTCGAGCTTCCGTCGTGCGTTGTTCCGCCAGAGGCTTCGTAGAGGAACTGGTTGAACGTCCCGCTGGCTTCTGCGGGAGCAGCGACCCACGAGCGATGGCTCATCAGCTTCACGTTCAGGACGGTCGTTGGCATCGCTTCGCCCTTGACGCAGAAGCGGTCGGCGGCGGTGCCCGCAACTGTCCCGTTGAACGCATAGCTAGTGTCCTCGTCGCACACGGCCTCGCGCGTCGCGTCCGAGAGCGTCGGGCCGCCGACTCCGACAGCCCAGCCCGTGCCCGAGTTGTAAACGCCGTTCCCAGCCGTCCCTGCCTTGCCGCGAATGTTCTTCTTGGTGAGCGCGCCCGCGCCGCTGGCGAGCCAGTTGCCCGAGCCCCAGACGGTCGTATCCCAGGCAGTCCAGAACCAATCGACTTCTTGCCGCCAGTTGAGGCCGGTGCGGGAGTCGAGCATGACCCAGCCGCAGGTAGTCGTCGCCCCGCTCTGAGTGTCCAGCGTGTTCGAGACGCTTCCGCCGAGCGCGATGCTCGTGAGCGCGGCAACCTGGACGCCGTTCACCTTGACCTCAACGCGCCCGACCGTGTTCGAGATCAGAACTCCGACCTCGACGACGTAGTAAGTGCCCACCGTGATCGTGTTCACGGCGGACGGGCCGAGCGTGACGGCGGCGCATTCGAGGCGCAGACGCCCCTGGTTGTCCACCGTGAGGAAGTCGTGCGCGGTCGAGACGCCTGTCCCGAAGTTGAGGAGCACGTCCCCGCTCACCTGGGCTGTTTGGTCCGTCTTGAACCGCCACCCGACGATCCGAGCCGCGCTGGCCGTGACGTTCTTCCGCAGCCCCGTGGGCCGGATGATCGTCCCGCCGTCTACGTCCGAGACGCCGATCGTGGGCTGCGAAGCGGTCCAGGCATCCCAGACCTTGAGGATGCGGGCGGCGGTATAGTCGCTCGCTGAATCACTAAAGTCGCACGCGAAGACCACTTAGAGCGCCTCGTGCGATAGAAGCGGCCCAACCCGCGCCGTCCCGGATGCGAGTCGGGCCGCGATCACCCACAGACTATCCGAAGCCGTTTTGCCCAATCCGTCCGCAAGGATGGGGCGACGGGCGGCGTATATGCGAGAGCGGCTCCCTACAAATCGGTACTAGCGAAGCCTAGGCCCAAAATCGGGACATCGGCCTTCATGCGGCGCTCGAACGCCTCGCCCTTGGTCATTAGGGCCGAGCGCATCGATGTCTGACGGCCCTGAGTGTGGAGCTTGATGGCTCCGAGCTTGCGTAGGGCTCTCAGGCTCGCGTACAGCGCGTCCCGGCTCTCCTCCATGCCCTTGCGGTCGTGGAGCGTCTCCTCGGCCCATATCGCATTGGAGGCGGCGTCAGCGGCGGCGCGCCACGCTTTGGATACGGCGGGCGGCTCGCCCTTGAGGATGTATCCGGTCCAGGAGGCATGGCGGATCTGGGGCACTAAGGGTTTCTATCGACTGACCGCGCGCCTTTCCACACCGGAAAGACGGCCCGCCACGCCTGGGTTTGGAGATCCATCCGCCTAGACGGAAATCCTTTCCTTGAAGCGGCGGGGCGGGCCGAGAGAGACGGACGGCCAGCTAGTCGCTCCCCAGCGACCCAGCTTCCGCGTTGGAGTTCCTCGTGAGAGGGACGCGGGGCTGCGCCAGCCGTCCGAGTCGAGTTGTTAGGATCCC